ATGCCGAAAGCCATTTACCGGCCTGAATACGACGTATTCCTATCGTTACTCAAGCAACGACGATTTCTCGCAGGTCTGACGCAAGGGGAATGTTCCAAGGCATTAGGACGCCCACAATCGTTCATGAGCGACGTTGAGCGTGGTATTAGGCGACTCGACATTATCCAAATCCGTGACCTGTGCGTTGTTTTACGCTGCGATTTTGTCGAGCTGATTCAGGATTTTGATAACCAAGTAGAAGCGAAGCATTTAACTTCTCGTTCCATCAAGTGAGTAACGACCTGCGCCTTTCACTTTCAGCATAACCACGAAGGACAATTATCGTGTCAGACCAGAATGAATCGATAGCGAATGCATTGGAGCTGCTGCTGATCAACCAAAATGGTATAGGTGCGGCCATTGAAGAACTGGCGAAGTGGGTGAATGAGCGCGGGTCTACAGATACGGCCCGTAATGCTGTGGGAGCGCTGGAGGTGCTGGATACAAACGCTGAAGGCATCGCCTCGGCCATAAGACTTCTACGCAATTAGCCCCTTTCCACTATCGAAAGACTCTACTCTTCTGGTAGTCGGATAGCTGTTGTCCTTGAACTATCATTAATCTATTGAAGATAGACATATGATCCTGTTATCATAGATCTATCAAATAAAACCATAAAGGATAAGAAATGAAAGCACATCTGTATCTTCGGGCTAGCACCAAAGACCAAGACGCCCTAAGGGCCAAAGCCAGCTTAGATGCATTCGTAGCGGCAAAAGGTCTTGCCATTGCGGGCGTTTATTCGGAAAACATCAGTGGTACGAAGCTAGATCGACCAGAACTGATGCGATTGCTGGATGCAGCCCAACCAGGTGAATGCATCGTATGTGAAAGTGTCGATCGCCTTAGTCGTCTTTCTCAGTCAGATTGGGAGGTCTTGAAAGGCAAGATCAAAGCAAAAGACTTACGCCTTGTGATTGCAGACTTACCGACAACTCACATGTTGATTGAAGACAAGGGCATGACCGGTCAGATAATGGAAGTGATCAACAGCATGTTATTGGACCTTATGGCGACGATGGCTCGCCTAGATCAAGAAAAACGTGTTGAGAGAATTAAACAAGGCTTGGAAAACAAACGTATTGCGGACCCAGCTTGGACACCAAAGGGAAAAGGCAAGAACGTGGAAAAGTGGGCGAAAGTACAAATGCTGATCGCTAAACACCCAACCATGTCTGCGGATGATATTGCCAAACTCGCAGAAGTGGGTGTTGCGACCGTTTACCGGATCAAACGTGGGACCTAGCCCCCTCTAGGGCGTGGGTGGGGGTCCAGATGGTTCCATATATCACTGGTAGCTGCTAGTGGGTACATGTACCTTTTCTGTGCGATTGAAACAATAACCACCTGTTCAACATATAATCATAGTTGCACGCTGAACTCATTTTTCTTTTGGGGTATGGATTAGACCTTCCAGCATCCTGACACCCATGATCATACGTTTTGTTTTTTGATCGCCACGTTTAATGCGTTTTTGGATTTCATCCTGAAATCTATCTAGCTGTTTGGTTATCTTCTCGTCAAGTGTCTTGAAAACTTGATCGCCATTGCAAAATGAGAAAGCCATTCCCCAACCCAGAATAATGTTGTTAATTCGACCCAGTGTCTGTGCGTAACACCCAATCTTCCCAGACTCTTTTGTATCTAGGATGGTGTCGGCAATGCCAAGTCCTTGTCGAATTTCAGTGTCAATTTTGTCTACCAGACTCTTTCTTGCAGACACTGATGGAAGTGTCAAGGTAGGGTTGATGAAGCAACCTAGGAAGTCGAATCCTTTTATAACCTCTCCCTGGCTTGCTTTCATTGGGTGTGTAAGGGGGGAGTAGGCGGTAAGGCCAATTCTTCGCAGAATCGCTTTTGCTTTTCTAAAGCCTTGTGATACTTCTTTTTCAGTCTTGCCTACGATCACGAAGTCGTCAATGTATCGTATACAAACTTCGTTTCCGGCATTCATTTCTCGGTCAAATTCGGCCAGGTAAATATTAGCTATTAAAGGTGATAGCGGCGAGCCTTGTGCAACTCCTTCAGGGCCGAGGGGGAATAAGCCTTTCAGGTTGTTTTTTTGTAGGTCGGTCAGGTTTTCTAGTGTGGTAGTTATCGACATTTCGAAAAGTTGCAAAAACTGTTGATCCTCAGTTTGTGTTCGTATGTAGTCGATAATTGCCTGCCGTTTGACTAGTGTGAAAAAATTTGGAATGTCTGATCGTAAGTAAAACTTCCCGCCGTTGTCAAAGCTGGCTTTCAAGGCATCAATTGCCATTGATACTCTACGATTTCTAATGCCGCCAAAGCTCGTAGGTGTATCCAATATTGACTGGATGCCCGGCATATCTTTTTGAAGTACATCTAGTATTGCGCGTTGCACAATTCTATTTTCAATGGGGGCAATAACTAGCGGCCGAGCAGTCTTACCGGGGCGTGATTTGGCTACACCTGTTTGCGGTTTAAATTTGAATGTTCGTTTTTGCAACCGGGCCTGGATGGACCTTAGATGTTTATGTGCTGATGCATCAAATTCAGCGGCTTCGTTACGGATATCAACTGAAGACGAACGCGTTGCACTAGTCTTTACGAGCTGCCATGCAGTTACGAGAGTTTGAATCTTACGAACGTTTGCATAGAGATCAACCATCCGTGTCATTCCTTGTTTGTCGGGACTCATCGGCAAACCGATCCCAACTGCTACAGAGGACTATCAACCTTCGGGGGACTTTGCTGCATCAAATGCAATCGCGGACACGACCCGGACAGCGCCATCGAAATTGACGACCCTGACGCTCGGCACACTGGGTTCGACACCGCTAGACGGTTCGATCAGCACGCCGGCCAAGCCACCTGATATTAACACTGGATTTAGGAAGATAAGAAGTGTCGTTGGGTGTGACTTGGTCTGTGAGATAGCTTCCGACTCTTGGAGAATCCATCGATTCTTCGCAACTTGGCCAGGGGCGACCGTCAGGCCGAGCCCAGGTCAGATTTCTAGACCATCACTTTCAAAGTCTTGATCTTTGATATGGCATTCAGCTTCTGTTTAGCGGTAGCCCCTTTTGAGTAGGTGTCATGGGTGACGTTACCGGTTTCATGCCCCACCAGCTCTTGCACCAGCGCCTCGGGAATATCCGCCCGTATCAATGCGGTCACCACGCCATGCCTAAAGCTGTGGAACACATACAGTGGCCCAAAGCCGGCGGCTGTTCGAAGTCGCCCAAATGCTTTGGAAATGCCGTGAGAGCGTTTCCCGTACTGGTTCTCTGTGCTGACGGGGATCAGAAATCCGTCTTGGGACTCTGCAATCATACGGTCTACTACCGACAGCAAACTTGGATGGATGGGCAGTACGCGCTTGCTAGCCTTGTTTTTACCGCGTTGTATATCTAGACACCGGATACCATCGACAGAAATTACGTCTTGTGTGCGGAGCTTACATAGCTCTTCAATACGTGCGCCCCCATACCATCCCAGCAGGATCAAGTTAGCCAAAGGCTCGTTGTTGACGTCTTTTGCAGCAAGGTACAGCTTCGCTGTATCTTCGGTTGTATAGATTTTTCTCTCTTCTCCTGCCGTTGCACTGCCACCACCTTGGGGTAGATCGTGACCGATGAAAGGGTTTGCTTTGTCCTTAAAGTCGACCCGCCATCCTGCGTCATACTTTATTGCCCATTTCCAGAAAGCCGTTCCTGCCATCAGGTATTGCGCCAGCGTATTTGGAGCCCGGTCCAACGATTGCAACCATTTGTCGATTGTATCGAAGTCCAATGACATGGATTCGGACTTGAGAAATTCCGAAAGACGTTCCATCTTGCCCACTTGTTGGTCGATGTGTTTCTGTGATCCGCCCCGTGTCTCTCTAAACGTCCTATAAGCCTTAACGCGTGCCGGTGTAATTGGTGACTTGGATTTTCGCATGACGGGATTGTCGAGAACGCTACGCACCTCTTCCTGGATGTTCCTAGGCAGGTCGTATTTTCGCGTCAATATCTTTGGGATAAGGGCCTTGAAACCGTCGCTCAGTTCATCCAATAACTGAATCTTACCGCCGACTCCATTCCCAATATGCCCCTTTACGAATGATTCGAAGGCTGCAACGAGTCGTGGATTACCTTTCATTTTTGTTTCTATGGCGGGATCAATTTTAGGCAATTCGGGTGCAACGTCTCCAATCAATGCCCTTTTTTGACCCTGAAAGATGTCACCGATTTCTTGCCGAAGGTTTAGCATTTCATCTTGCCAGCCTTCGGGTAGCTGGCGACCGTCCCTTGCCGCTTTGATTTGGGCTTTCCAGGCAGTCAGAAGTGGCAAACGGCGATCCATTGCTTCTCTTCGCAACCCCGTCTTCAGCGACTGCACGAAAACTTTACAGCCCAGTCTCTTTTGCACATCAGCAGGCACGGCCAGCCTGCAATACCATGTTGATTCGCCGCGTTTTTGGATCAGGTTGTCTGTCATCGGGTTGTCGTCGGGGTGTAGGGGTGATGGTGTAGCTGTACTACTAAATTGTACTACGATTATCCATTAATAGCCCGAATCCACGGTGTTAAAGGCCTGCGGTATGAATGGAATCGAATCTCTCCTTCACCGCCACATTCAGTAAGCGCAAGCCACTGATTTTCCTAGAGAAAGTCGGGGGTTTTCGGTTTTTTAAGTCTAAAAAATGCCCATATGGGACTGATATGGGACTGGGTGGCAACCTAACCTCAATGACGGGCGCCGGCTCTTTTCAAATGTCCGTCGGTCGCTCCAAAGGGACTCTGCAAATAAAGAGATTCATTGGCGGCTTTTTTCTATCAATTACAGCCGGCATTCAGCAAGCTGTGAATCAGCGGTAATGGAGCTCGCTATGATTGCGTTATCCGCGACTTATCCGTTGCGCTGATCTACTCAAAGATGGGTTCGATGCGCTCATCGCCATGCTTTGCTCGAAGCAAGCACTCTCCAACGGCTGTATCAGCCTCTGATAGACATGATTCGGCCGGTTTGAAGGTTATGGTCTCTACGGGGTGTGTGAGACATTCCCGGTCGGTGTTTTGGACTGCGCAACAACCCTTCGCTTTCTCGTGTGAGCATTACCTTATCGGGGGGCACGCCTGTTGAGCCCATCCAGCGTTCGAAAGCTCGTCGCGTCGGGCTATTCTCGCAAGTTGAGCAACAAGTTAACGTTCAGTTGAAAAAACTTCTATTTAATGATTAGTTCCTATTGTCAATAGGTGCGGTGGATATCTTGTGTTCGCAAATGTTAATTCGGGTTGTCTGCGCGTTCGGGATTTCAGTCCTGTTAAATTTGGTAAGTTTGATTGTTTTTATATTTGTCGCAAAACTTCAACTAGTCGGTGATAAAATTTTGCGAAACTTGGCATCTCTTCTGCAAGTCTTCTGCAATTCATGTTGTTATTTTCAAGCCAGGTTAACAGACGCTCGCTATTCGCTTCTCCTCCAAGCACCTCACTGAGCATTTTTTTTGCAGCGTTTGGAGATCTATCATTTCCTGAGAGGTCTTCCAAAACAACACAATGCTGATAGGGGTTTTCTTTTGCCGCGCACAAAAACCAGGACTCTGATTTTGGTCTTGGCATCATCGGAACACCCTTTGTAAAATCGGCCCGTTTGAAGCCTTCATTCATTGAGGAGGTTTTTTGCGACCAAATATCACCAGGGGCGGTGTTTGTGCCGTCAGTATCTCGGAAGAGGACTGCAATAGCGACATCTTGCTCCGTCGCTTCTAATTCTTTCGTTATCTCACCGAGCATCCAAGCATTGAAATAAAAGAAACCAGTTTCAATTCCGTGTTTGCGACCTGCAAGGACAAATCCGCGCCTCTGGTTTTTCTTTTCTACTAGGCGCTGCGTCAGATAAGCTTCGCTGTAATACCTATATATACCCGGGTGAACCTGCATCGGGCTGTATTGCAACACTTCTTCGATTATTTGATCGATGATAACTGTAAGTGGGCCCATCCTGTACATGTCATCCTGACAAAATCCAGAGTGATTTATACAGGACCCAAGATCACTCACACCCTCACCACTACACACTACAATCACATAGCACCATTAGTCTTGGTTGAGCTTTCGTCCGCGTCTAGTTTTGCACACTCACTAGTAAGCTCAGACAGGCTCGTATCCACGAAAGCCTCGCCAGGTCCCATTATCATTAGCTTTTTTCCCATTCTTGGTATACTGAATAGCGGTCGGCTTCTAGTTCCACCGCTAAATGTACGATATATAAAATGAACGGTTTGTTTGGCTACTTCATCGGATAAATAATTTAATATCATCGGGCTGTGTGTGGTTACGATAACCTGTTGTCCGGTGTTCTGTAGGATATTAACTAGACGCTCCACGATTTCGGGGTTAACGCCGTTCTCAATTTCATCGAAAAGTAATGTTGCATTGCCAGCGCCAGCTTGAGCCAGAATAGCCAATATTCGGAGTAAACCATCATTTACATGCTTCGCATCTGTTTCTACAAGCTCCCCGTTGAATTGTTCGATAATGGAAAGCTTTTTCCATCCTGCTCGTTCTTGCTTGACTTTGAAATCAACTACAGATGGGTAGAACTCACGCAGCAATGTCGTAAGTCTCTCTCGCTCCTCCCCCTTTATACTATAAAGAAAAGAGGATAGCCTCTCTCCGCCTGTACCAATATCTGTAGCCGCTTCTCGCAGCGAATATCGCATTAAATGAGGGGAGAGAAGTTCTAATGATCTTATATTTGAAATTATATTTCGGACTTCAATGGTTTCCGGATTAAGTGCTTCATCTTTCAGCGCTGAGAGAATGGATCCTGTGTAATTGAAGTCAACTTTTGAAGGTTGTCCGTCAAGTATAGAATATCGACCTTTTGATAAGGCGAATACGTTTTTATCTGTGTCCTTGAACACTCTTTCTAATGTGCACGAAAGACTGCTTCTATTGAAGCTTCCGAGCCAGTTAAAAATCTCACCACTTTCAGTTTTAACTGTAATTGCGATGATAATATTAGAGGTGCTGCTTAGCTTGGAGTGTAAGTCGGAAGCGCTCCATCCTCGTTTGGAAAGCCAGCTATTAATGTCGCCGCGCATCAAGTGCGAAGCAAAGTCTAGCGCTTGAAGTACGCTGCTCTTGCCGGCCCCGTTTAATCCAACGAGGCAAGTAAAGCTATCCATGCCCGTCGCTTGGTCTAAATTGAAGTCAACTAGTGATTTAAAGCCGTGTACGCTGAAACCTATGATCATAAAATTCTCAATTTTGTATCCTCTCGATACCATGCCAATTTTTACAGCATTTCTTCGCGTTTAGGCAATTGTAATTCGAGATGCTTTTGCTCCGCGTGTCCTCTCCTCAGAGACGAATCGCGCCCAGTTTAATCGACGCAATGAATATCTGCTTCTGGACGATTCCTCTTGACCTCTAAAGCCCCAACGCTAGCTGTAACATCCCGACGACATCTGGCCCATCCTCGTTGATCCACGTCCCATAGTGCTGTCGGATCATGTTTCCATTGGTATGTCCCATCTGTTCGGCGATCCAGTCGATTGATGCTATCCCCGTGGTAAGCAACTGGCTGGCGTATGTGTGTCGGCACTGACCAGGTCCGCGATAGCGAACCCCGGCCGCGAGTAAGTGCGCCTTAAAAAATCTGTCGCGAACCACGAAGTCGCTGACGTGCGGTAGACCACTTTTCGTATTCAGGAATACAAAGTGCAGTTTGTGTTGCCGCACGGTCCGATTATCCCTTTCAACGATATCAACAGTCTGTGCCTTCTTTTTTCGATTTAGCGCATCGATCTTTTGCAGCGCATTCCACGCGGGCGCGAGCAGGCGGACCTTGCGCGTCGAACGCCGAGTTTTCGTTACCCGATAAGCGCCGCGCACTTTGGACCTGCGGAACGTCACGGTGCCTTGCTCCAGGTCGACATCCTCCCAAGCCAAGGCGATGGTCTCGGAAACCCGGGGGCCAGCCCATATCATGAACTGAACCATTAACAGCTCTTGTGTGCGGCTGGTGTGGGTCTCTAGGATCTGTTTGATTTCCGCCCGGGTGAACGGGTCCGGCGCCTCGGGATCTGGTAGGCGCACCATCAAACCTTCGGTTGGGTCATGCGCGACTTTCATCCGCGTGCGGTAGAGCCGGAACACCTGACGCACGTTGCTGATGATGTCGCGGATAGTCTTGTTCTTGAGGGTTTTGGACAGGGTGCCCTGGATCCACTCCTGTAAGTCCAGGTGATCGATCGCGTTGATCTGCACTTTGCCCCAGCGCGGGCGCACGTGCACTTCGGCCTTGTTGGCGTAGCCCCGGTAACTCGATGCTGCAACGCTGTTGGCCTTGATCCGTAACCACAGGTCCAGGTAGTGGCCGAAGGTGTTTTCCACCAACCTGGCTGAATTGGGGAAGTGGCGTGCGTAGTCAAACGTGCCGGTCTGGATTTCGTATTCAATGATGTCGGCCAGGCGCCGTGCCTGGGCTACGATTGCAGGTGTGTTGCCTCCCGGGATTGTTTCCCGGCATTTCTCCCCGTTGTATTGAAAATAGATTCTCACGGATTTCCCGCGAGCTTCGACCCCACTCATGTAAACCCCTAACGCTGTGCTTGTGTATCGACAGTCTGACGATCGGAAACAAAAAGGCCCGTTTCCGGGCCAAGTATCTGGAAGCGCATCTTCTGGTGGACGCGGCTTATGACTTCGGCTTCTGGTTGCGTAGATGGGCGTTCTGCAGCTGGCGCCGTCGGCTGCATTTCAGATGATTACCCTGTGCGCGCCACCTGCCGCACTGATCGCAGACGCTGGTGTAATCGATGTTCCAGGGAAAGCGCCGTACTGGTGCTGAATGACTGCTAGACATTGCGTGTTGCGCCCTGGGTTGCGGGTTTTGCGAGTAACTGGGCGATCACGGCCGCATCTTTTTCGCTCAGTTCCCCCAGGTTGCTGGCCATGTGGCTGAGGCATTCAAGGCGGGTTCGTGATTCGGGTGTTTTGTGCACCAGGTAGCCAATGACGGCCGCGCCGATGATCGCGGTGGCCACCAGGTGACGTGCCGGTGTGGTAGCCTTCGCGCCGCTGCTGCTTAGGTTCTGTGCTTGCATGGTATTGCCCTCTGTTGCGGTTAGGTGTCGGGGAGCTGCAACTCCTCGACACTGCTTCTTTTAAGGTCAGTCCTTACGGGCCAAGTGGATCACCAGTCCGTCAAAATCCGGCTCATGCTCAACGCATGACTGCCACTCCAACACCCTCAAAATCTGTTGCCTGCTGCAGTCGTCCACCAGGATTTCGCGCTGGCCACCGGCCGCCCGAACTTCCAGGATCTCCAACAAACCATCTTCCCCATAAGCACCGGCCTGGATGATCGGCGCGCTCTCACCGGTGAAGTCCAGGCGGTCCTGCACTCCCTGCAGCTTGCTAGTTTTGCCGTCGCCGGCATTGCCCATAAATACTTGGATCTGCATCGGTCTTGCTCTCCTTTACGCCTTGAATGTCCAGCACTTCACTGTGGTTGGCCGGGGTTGTGAACACGGGGTGCGGTTGTTGAACGCAGCACGTACAGCGCTGTGTACGGCCTTATTGCTGTCCAGGAACTTGCGGGAACGGGACTCTTTGAGCAGGTCGCGCAACGTGGCCACGTCGGCCAGCTTCTGTTTGTGTTCGGCGGCACGCTCGCAGAATTCGTTGAGGTTGATAGCAATCACGGTGGGGTCGCTGCTGTGGTCGACCACCGGGTCTTCGCTCAAGGATTCGAGGTAATCGTAAACCTCCCAAAACTCGGCCACGGCTGCATGGTCGGAGCTGATCGACGCCTGGCGCTCGATGGCCATCCGCACGATCTGGCGCTGTGTGGCGGCGACCTGGGGGTCACTCAATTTCAGTACCAGGCGAATGCCGTCCAGAAGAGAGAGCATTTGCGCGTGGTTTTTGCTGATGCGTTCCACGCGGATGTAGCCGCGCAGGTCATAGCCGCAACTGGTGCAATTGCCCTGGTCACTGGCATAGGCCGTGCTGCAGGCGAAGCAATGGGTGTGCAAACGGCGCAGCTTCGATTCGTGTTCGGGCATACGTTGGGCGAACAGCTCAAGCACCGCGGATTCCTTGCCCACGGCCCGCAACAGGAAGTGGCTGAGGGTGCCGCCGTCCAGGGCGTTGAGTTGATCAGCAGCAGCACGGCTTTCCGGCGTGACGGTCGGGCGTACAAAGTGCAACTTCACAATCCGCGTCATGATTGCTTCATGGGCGACCACAGCCGCGTTCTGGCTGATCGCGATCGTTCCCCTGAATGGAGGCTCATACGTTTCGTTGCCGGCCGTCTTGACGCCTTTGGTGGCCAAGGTGCCGCCGCCGTAGAAGTCTTTCAGCTCGTCCCATTCGAAGGTTTTAGCGTGTGCCCGATCATCGCCGTGGCGATCCGCTTCCAGGAACACCACTGGCATGCCGGAGACCTGGCCCATCAGGCGAGAGCGCCCAGCTTTGGTGGATTTCATAGGGTCAAACCCTTCATAGCCTTCGCGGCCGAGTAGCTTCCAAAGGAGGTTCAAGAGGGTGGTTTTGCCGGCGCCGGCCTCGCCTGTGGCTTCCAGAAAAGGGAAGGACTGATAGCGGGCGCGGATCTGCTCGCAGAACAGCGAGCCAAAGAAGAACACCAGCGCGACGAAGCCCTGGGCGCCGAAGCATGTCCACAGCAACTGCACCCACTTCTCGTCAAAGCCCTTCGCTTCGCGCTGCAGCTTGATCGGGACGCCTTTCTGCAGGGTTTTCAGGCGCAGCTTGCCGAACTCGAAATAGTCTTCGCTGTTGACCTTGTAAGTGGTGCCGTCCTTGATCGCGATGTCACCGTAGACGTAGCAGGCGTATTCCTTGCTGTAGCCCACGTAGTCGATCGTTGAGACGGTTTTGATGCCGAACAGCTGGTCTTTCATGAGTTTGTCGAGCTGCTGGCCACTGCCGGTAAACATTGCCCCAGCCGCCATACCGAGCAGTCGCTTTTTGAACTCGCTTGCGGCCGACAGCTGGCCGCTGGTGAAGGTGTTTTTCACGCTTTCGGAGTCATGGGGGAAGTCCACACGCATGTAGTACCAGGACTCGTCTGTTACCTCGTTACGCTGGAAATACAGCGCCTGGGGGTAGCAGTTGGCGATCTCCACGACGCTGCCGGACTGCTGCAGCGCTTTTTCGCGCTGTTGCGCCTGGTTCAGCAACTGGTCGTCGTGATTCTCGCTGTCCTCAATGTCGGACATGGCTCGGTTGAATTTCTCCATGTCCAACTTGAACCAATACAGGCGGCTCCCGAAGCCCAGGTGAAATTCCCCGCGCTTGTTCCAGTCGTACATGAGCAAAGCCTTTTCCGCCGCGCTCTCGGCCAGCAGCAGGGCGCCCTGGTGGCGGGCCTGCTTGAGGTCGGTCGCGATCTGGTCGGCGCGCTTGGTTTCGTCCTGGATGAAGCTCCAGCGCTGATGAAGGTCGTTCCAATCTGACTTGCGACCGTCGCGTTGCAGGATCTGCGCTGACTCGCATACGAAGCCCAGGGCACGTGCTTCGCGGACCCAACGCCTGGTGTAGGCGTTTGCGCTGGGCTCGTTATCCAAAGCCCAAACCAGCTTGGGCAGCTTCCCGCCTTCCCGGGTTTTAATCAGTGCCTTGAGCGAGTCCCCAGGAAATGCGTTGGAGGACATTGCAGACACCGCCGCGATGTCGTGGTGCACCAGGGCGATGGCGTCGAAGATCCCTTCGACAATCCAGATCTCTTTGGCTTCCAGCAGGTCGACGCAGGGCGGGCACCACCAGACGCCGCGATAGCTGTCCTTGGACTTGAAGCGGGCCTTCATTTTGCCGAAGCGGTGCGGCTGATCGATCAGGCGTTCCCACCAGCCACCTTTCTCCAGGGCGAACCGCACAGTTGCGCTGCCGGCGTTGTGTTCAACGGAATAGAACGTTTCCTGTGTGAACCATCCCTGAATCAGCTCAAACCGAAAGCCTCGGGCGAACTCCAGGTAAGCGCGTGCGGTGGCGTTGGGATGTTGGTCTGTCGCCGGCGCACGTTTGCTCCAATCTTCAAACAGATCGTCGTACAGCTCTTTCACGTGCAGGGTGTGGCCACACTTTTCAGGGCGACCACAAATCACCATCCATGGCGTGTCAAAGCGGGAGTACAGCTCTTTCTTTTTGCACTTTGGGCAGGTGCCGCCGCGCATGTAGTCGGTGCCCGTGCGGTGCTTGAGCCCGAAGTCGGACTGGAGGCGTTGCAACACGTCGTGGCGAAGATCTTCTTTCATGGGGTTACTTCACTGCTTTGAGGCTGTGGGACAGGGCTGCCATCAGGCGTTTTTGCGCAGCCATTACCGGGACATGGGCGAGGATTGCGCCGTGGCGCAGGCCGTCCGCAACAAGGCGGAACTGGTCGGCGTACCAGTGTTCGTTGAGGCTCAAGCGATACTGTTCGCGCAGGTTGGCCAGCAACGCTTCGGCCTCGGCCGGTGGCAGTTGGGTGGTGACAATTACGGCGTTTGTCATCGTTAAACCTCGATTTCGGGCGCAGCTCACCCAAACCCACGGGACGTGGGGCCGGCGATTGGTTGGGTTGGGTGTTACGAGTTGACGGAGCGCAAACGCACGTTGTCAGGGGCGTTCAAGATGCGTTCATAGATGAGACTGACGGGTACGGACCAGCAAAATCCTTTGATTGGATCCTTGATCACCACAACGGTGTCGCTGCTGTAGTCCAGATCGAGGCGCTGGCGGAAGGCGATTTCCACCAACTCAATGTGGGCGAGGGAGACCAGCTTGATTGCAACCGATTCGTTCACGTCGAGGTTGGTAACCAGGTGTTCAATGGTTCTGTTGAGAAGCGTCGACAGGTCGCCCAGGTGTTCGGCTTGATGGCGCTCAAGGAATGCCAGTGCGGCGTTCTGCATGCATTCCTGATAGTCCAGAGTGTTGGTTTGAGCATTCATTTTGCTTTCCCTGATTTGGCGCGGTAGAGATCAATGGCTGCATAGACTTCGGCGGTCCGTGCCGCCAAGTGCAGTGCGTGAGCGCTCTGTATCAGCTCGGCTTCGGCGTCGGTGATCACACCGTCCTCGAGCGCCTGCGCAATGGCCTGATCGACCGTTCCCTGTTTGGCCGAACTCTGCATAGCCCGTGCATACATCTCCACGTTGTCCAGGTTCTCAGGATGAGCCATCGGCACGAACATGCCGCCGTACATTGCCGCTACGTAGTTGGCGAAGTGCTGGGTGCCGGTGACTTGCTCAAGCTGGCAGATCTGCACATCGGTTAATGGACGGCAGTTGTTGTTCTCATAGGCGTGGTTATCAAACTTCTTGAGCGGCAGACCGATCCTGGCGGCGGCGCGTTCGCGGCCACCTTCGAAGGTGCAGATAATTGCACTGACAACTTCGCGACGTGTTTTTAGAACCTGGCTTTCCATTTTCTGCTGTTCCCTCCGTGCACTGGCCATTACTGTGCGATTACGCCGTCTTTGATACCGAGCAACACGGCGGCGCGATGTGCCTCCCCCCGGCGACCTTTGATCCGACCGTTCAATAGGTCGCTGACTAAATTTTTATTCAAGCCGTGCTTGCGGCTGAATTCCGCGATGCTCACTCCCTTGTGATCAAGAGCGGCCCGGGCTTGCTCGGGTGTAATGGTGGCGGGCATCATGTCTACTCTGTTTGTTTGTGGTTGTTTCTGTTTGTCTGTGGCGATTCTTGGTCAAAAAATTGATCAGGTCAAGTGTGGTGAATAAAAAAATGCTCATAGCTGACGGAGTAGGTGATCGCCTAAGGGAAGAGCGCGAGCGCTTAGGTTTGAATCAGACTGATTTTGGAACGTTGTTGGGAGTCAGCCGTGGGACTCAAAAAAATTACGAGTTAGGCGCCAATTCGTTGGACCTACGCTATGTTTCTGCACTCGCAGAACACAAGGTTGACGCGGGTTACGTGCTTTCGGGACATCGATCTCCCCCTCCTGGTCAGGGGCTTGATCCTGCTGAAGCGGATTTGGTTGAGCAGTTCAGGCGCTTACCTCCAGATGATCAAAAAACTGTGCGGAGGATTGTTAAGTCCATGGCTGCCGAGGCTGAGGAACCTTCCGACTAACTTGTAACAATTTGCGTGTTTTCTATGAGATAGCTGCGTCAAGGTGCCAACCACTGCCCAATACCGCCGATTCAGCAAATGCATTAACGGAGCAGCACGCATGTTGGATCGCAAGAAATTGGAAAGTAGTTATCGCGACTCGGGTGGTTGTGAATGGCTGGAGTTGACGGCTTTGGAAGTCCGCCTTATCAAGCTCTACCGACAAATATCTGAGCAAGACCGTAAACAGGTTCGACGCATCGCGGGTTACCTTGCCGAACCATCTGACATCGAATGATCGATCTGACTAAATACTGAAAGAAGCGCCGGCCCTTGAGGACGGCGCTTTTAGTATCAAGCGGCACCAAGCTGGTCGAATAGCTCCCGCTGTTTCGCCCTGGGCATATCCCTCAAACGATCAAACAGCATTCTTTCGTAGGATTGAGCGGAAGGGCTGAGCGTGTGCGAAAACGTCAAATTCGCTACCCACGTATGCCCGCACGTTGCGTCGAGGCACTGGCAATAGAGCTTGGCAAAATCCCGCGATAATTCTTCGCGCGAAGCAATCCGGCCCTTGTTCCCGCATTTGCATACAACTCTCATTTTGTCCCTCCCCAGGGCAGCCAATGGCCACTATTTTGCCACATTTTTTAGTGGTAATAGCTTCTTCAAGACGTTTTTCCAGTGTTATCGACTGGTGTATTGGTTTCTTGCCAAGATATTTTCCTATCTTGTCGGAGCGTGTCATTCAACTGGTTGAACAACTGGCAGATAGGCCTGATCTCGTTGCTGGTGTACACGCGATCGATCTTCTCGATGTCGCCAAACCCCCCGGTGTTTTCCGGGATGATCCCGGCCAGGGCAGGGTTCATTCGCCAGGCAGCGATCACATCGTTGCGCGTGATGTTCTTCACCTTCTCCAGCTCGTCCTTGGCCTGAAAATCCCCTACAGGAATGATCTGGATCGCGTTTTCCTTGCCGTTGGGGATGTTGACGAACATCGATCGGAAGTTGCCCACGCCCTTGCTGGCGCTGATCTGGGCGCGCAGGTTGTCTTCGTCTTCCTCGGTAAGGTCCGGGTCGTTGGTGTAGAAGATGTAGCCCGCGTGCGCGCCATTGCTGTAGTAGCGCCGGCGGAACAGGGTCGCGGCTTCGTTGAGCAAAAGTGCCTGCAGGCCGCCCAGGTAATCGGGTACGCCGTAGATGTTCTGTTCTACGTCGTAGTCCAGGACGTGTTCGATTTCGTCCTGGTCGAAGTCCATGAACTTGTTGTCCCGCAGCAGCATCCTGAACCCGCCGTCGACCTTCACGCGCATGTTGATGGCCGGCAGGTGCTGCATCTCCAGCACTTCGCCGAAGGCGTTGGTGTCGCGATAGAAATACGCCTCGCCAAACACCATGTAGTCCAGGCTCGCCCGTCCCATGGTCTGCGTGCTGCAGCCCTCGGACGGGATGAATTCACGCAGCAGCAGGTTGCGTTTGAACTTCGGAATTGCGCCGTGGTGCGCGTTGGCGCGTAGCAACTTGGCCAGGCCCGCCCGCGACACTGGCGGCTTGTAGATTTCGCCGTCGTCGCTGAGAAATACCCCCAGGTACTCGCCGATGTTGCCGGACAGTACCTGTTCGGGTTCCCCGAAGGTGAACGCCCGCATGGGCTGCGGCTGTCGCGCCTGCTGGGTGGCTTGGGGCTTTTTGTGTCGTGGCTTGGGCATTGGTTCCGCTCGTGACGTAGCGGCTACGGCGCCGCTTGTTGGTGTTGAGGGGTTCATTGAACAGGGCGTGCATGATCGACCAGGCAATATCGGCGTGACCGGTGGCGTCGGTGCGCGAAGCGCTGTAGGTAACCTGTCCGCTGGTGGTGGTGCCGCGCTTGATGGTCAGGAACGCCTGGGCGATGTCGGTCCAGCCGGCGTCCCACTCGATACGACTGCCCTGGATCGTGTCCTGGGCCTTGAGTACCAGCAGGTTCTTGGTCTCAAGGCTGTAATGGATCGGCGTGGCTTTCGGGTAAAAGTCGCGTACCAGGTCGAACACGCCGTAGCCCACGCCGGTAATGTCGATACCGATGTGTTGGACGTTGAAGCGCTCGGTGAGCTTCTTGACCTGGGCGGCCTGGTAGTTGAACGAATGCCCCCGCCAGCTGTGCTTTTCCAGAATGCGGAATTTCGCCCCAGGTTCCAGCGGCGGGGCGACCACCACGCACGTGGCGTCGTCGCGGGTGCGGCTCGGATCGTAGCCAAGCCACACCGGGCTGTTGCCGAAAGGCCGGTCCAGTTCTGGGTTGTAGTCCTCCCACAACGACAGGTCGGAGTAGCAGCGCTCCAGGTCCTTGAGGCCGAACGCGCTCTGGCTGCTGTCGATGAATTTGCAGTAAAACAGCTGCTGGAATTTTTCTTCGTCGTACTCCAGCTGCAGCTGCTCCAGATCGAACAGATCGCAGCCGCCATCGATCGCATCCTGGATGGTGATGGTCTTGCGCCATTGGCCATCGGGGCAGAGGGCGCCCTGGGTGTAGGACGCTTCGGTGGGCCAGGTACCGCCGGCTTTCTTGCCGCGTTTGCTGTTGCGGAATTCCTCGCCTGACCAGAACGGATACGCCTGGTGCGACACCGCGCTGGGCGTCGAGAAGTAGGTCTTGCGCCACTTCTTGTGGGTGCCCATGGCGCTGGCCACGGTGCTGAGTTTTTCGAAGTCGCGGATCCAGAAATACTCATCCACGTACACATGGCCATGGTAGCCCTGAGCGGTGCTGCTGTTGGTCGACAGGAAGCGCAGTTCGGCGCCGTTGCTGAGCGTGATCGGGTTGCCGGTCAGCTCGATGTCGAACCACTGCTTGGCGAACTGGATGATGTAGCTGCGGAAAATCTCCGACTGCGAGCGGCTTGCCGACAGGAACACCTGGTTATCACCAGTTAGTACCGCGTCCATGAAGGCTTCGCCGGCGAAGTAGTAGGTCAGACCGACCTGGCGGCTTTTGAGGATGTTGCGGATCCGGCTAGTCAGCGGGTTTTGCTTGGCCGCGAACAGTTCCTGCTGATAGCGGTACATCTTGCTGATGAACTTATCCAGGAAGTCGACTTCGGTCAGCCCGCTGATGTCGTTCTTGGCCTTCTTTTCCTTTTTCCTGTCGCCGCCTTCGCCACGGCTGGAGCGTTCGCCACGCGAGCGTTTGCGCGGCTCCTGGGGTTCGCCCAGGTCGTCTCCGTTCGATGCCGCCACCGGTGCGGGCTTGGCCGCTTGTTTCAGCAGGCGTTCGCGAACGACGGTCAGTCGGTCCAGTTCGTTGAGGTCGTCTTTGGACAGGCTGCCCGCTTTGTCCAGGAGCAGGGTGATCCGCCGGCCGACGGCCGTCAGCGGCTCTTCGTCCGACAGCATGTCCTCCCACCCGCCCTGGCGTATCCAGTAGTAGACGATTCGGATGTTGGGCAGGTTGAGCTGCGCCTGAATTTCCTTTGCCTTACAGCGGCGCAGAAACAGGCGTTTGGCGGCTTCTTTAACTTCGGTCGAGTAGTACATGGGCCGCAG